GTCCGAATCTGCCTCAGCTGTTCCCCGGTGAGGCGTTGAAGCAACTCGACAACAAGCGCCCGACCTCGAACTTCATCGCCTTCGAGAAAGCGGCCCTGCGCAACGTCGCGCAGGCGGCGGGCATGTCGGCGCAGCAGGTCAGCAACGACTGGTCGGACGTAAATTATTCGTCGGCGCGCGGCGCGATGCTCGAGTTCTGGAAGACGATGACCCGGCGCCGCGACGACTTCGCGACCGGCACCTGTCAGCCGGTTTACAGCTGCTTCGTCGAAGAGGCGCACGACATCGATGACGTGCCGCTGCCCGCCGGAGCGCCGGAGTTCTTCGAGTTCCGCGAGGCGTATGCCCGTGCGAAGTGGATCGGCCCCGGCCGCGGCTGGATCGATCCCGTCAATGAGGTGAAGGGTGCGATCCTCGGCATGGATTCGGCGCTCATGAGTTATGACGATCTCTGCGCCGAGCAGGGCATCGACGGTGACGACATGATCGCCGAGCGCGCCCAGACCATCAAGCGGTTCAAGGAAGCCGGTGTCCCGCTCCCGACCTGGGCGGGGATCATGCCCGGCGGTGACGCCACCGGATCCGGCACGCCGGCCAACCAGACCATTCAGGACCCGGAGGCACGCTGATGCAGTTCGCGCACCTGGCGACCCGGCTGTTCAACACGCCGATCGCTATCCATCCCCGCAAGGCCGAGATCGCGATCGGGGCACTGGCTGAGCGGCTGGGCATCACCAGCATCGTCCATGCCGATGGTCGCCCGATGCGGCCTGGCGCTTGGTATGACGATGACGATGATTTCCGTTCGTCGCGCGAGACGCGGAACGATCCGGGATATGACGTGCTGAACGGCGTCGCCGTGATCCCGGTCAGCGGCACGCTGGTCCACAAGCTCGGCCAGTTGCGCCCCTATTCGGGGATGACCGGCTATGACGGTATCCGCCAAGCCTGGCTGACCGCGCAGGATGACCCGAACGTCAAGGCGATTGCCGAGATCTACGATAGCGGCGGCGGCGAAGTCGCTGGGTGCGCCGACCTGTTCGAGACCAAGCTCGCCATGCGCGGCAATAAGCCGACCTGGGCAATCCTGTCGGAAAGTGCCTATTCGGCCGCCTATTGGCTGGCGTCGGCGGCCGATAAGGTGGTGGTGCCGCGAACCGGCGGGACCGGCTCGATCGGCGTCATCTGCATGCACGTCGATATGTCCGAGGCGCTCAGCAAGGCCGGTTTCAAGGTCACCTTCATCACCTCGGAGGGGGCGGATCGGAAGACGGACGGCCATGCGGAGATCCCGCTCAGCGCCGACGCCCTCAAGCATTTCCAGGCGGAAATCGACGCGATGGGCGCGATCTTCGCGGACTCGGTCGCCCGCGCGCGTGGGCTGACTGCGGAAACGGTCACCGGCTTTGCGGCCGGGACCTTCATGGGCGCCGCTGGCGTCACGGCTGGCCTCGCCGACGCCGTGATGGCGCCCGAGCAGGCATTCGCCGCGCTCCTCGCCGAAGTCGCCTGACAACCCGGAGAACACCCCAATGAAGACCAACCCGTTCGCTGGCCTGATGGCCGGCTTCCGCGGCGCGCGCGCCGAGGACGACAACAAGGGCGACGACGAGGAGGCTCGCAAGGCCCGTCGCGCCGAGGAGGACGAGCGCCGCCAGGAGGAGGACGCCCGCCGCGCCGAGGAGGACGACCGTCGTCAGGAAGAAGACGCTCGCCGCGCCGAAGAGGACGGCACGCCCGACGACGACAGGGCCAAGCGCGCCGACGATGAGGAGCAGGATCCTGAGGCCGATGCCGGCGACGATGCCGACGACGCCGAGGATGGCATGGACGACAAGGAAGCCGCCGCATTCCGCCGCGGTCTCGCTGTCGGCCGTACCCGCGAAAACCTGCGCGCGTCGCGCATCTTCCTGACCGCTGCGAATGGCGGCGGTCGTGTCGACCTGGCCGCGACGCTGGCGTTCACCACCCGCAACAGCAGCGCGGCGGCCGGCCGTATCCTCGGCTCGGCCGGTGCCGGTCAGTCCACCCGCGGCCGCACGCTGGACCAGCGCATGGGCAACCGCACCGACGCACGCCCCGGCGCGGGCGGCGGCAAGCCGTCCGGCAAGACCAGCCTCGCCGACAAGCTGGCGGGCGCCAAGTCCAAGCTCGGCCGCGCCTGATCCTTCCTCTCTCGGAGACCTGAAATGGCCCTCACCCCGACCCCTTACGGGAATAACCCGTTCCAGCCCGGCGTCGCTCAGGACGTCTTCATTCCCGATCAGCTGATCGCCGATCCCCGCCTGATCCTGACGCACGGTCAGCGGACCATCACCGGCGGCGCCTATTTCAAGCGCGGCACCGTCCTGGGGCGCATCACCGCCAGCAACAAGCTGACGATCGCGACGGCAGCGGCCAACGACGGATCGCAGACTCCGGTCGAGATCCTGGCCGACGATGTCGACGCCACCGCAGGCGATGTGAATGGCGGGACCTATGGCGGCGGCGAGTTCAACGCCAACGCTGTGATCCTCGGCGCGGGCATCACCCTGGCGGCGGCACGCGATGCGCTTGCGGCCAACCGCATCTTCCTGCGCACCCCCGTGTCGGCCGCCGATCCCACCTGATCGGTCGACCCTTCCCCTGACCCTCTGCCCGCCGTGATGCGGGTTTTCCTTGGAGCCCCATCATGGCGGACAATCTGTCTTATACGACTGCCGAGATCGTCGGTGTCGTCCCCAACCTGAAGACCAGCCAGAATTTCCTGCTCGATCGCTTCTTCGGTAACATCGTCGAGTACGATACCGAGGAAGTCGCGATCGACATCGATATCGGTCTGCGCCGCATGTCGCCGTTTTGCTCGCCCCTCGTCGAGGGCAAGCTGGTCGAGCAGCGCAAGTATGCGACCAACAAGTTCCGCCCGGCCTACATCAAGGACAAGCGCGCGCCCGATCTGCGCAAGCCGGTCCGTCGCGCGATCGGTGAGCGCATCGGCGGTGAGCTGACCGGCGAGGAGCGCATGCTGCTCAATCTCGAATTCGAGATGGCCGATCAGATCGACATGGTGAACCGCCGCCTTGAATGGATGGCGTCGAGCGCGCTCCAGACCGGCACCGTCACCATTTCCGGCGACGGCTTCACCACCACCCTGATCGACTTCGGCCGATCGGCGCGCCTGACCATTGCCCTGACCGGCGGCAACAAGTGGGGCAATACCCTGAATGCGCAGGGCCGCGACACGAACATCGCCGGCCAGCTGGACTCGTTCTCCACCCGCATCCTGAAGGAATCGGGCGCGGTCGCGACGGACATCGTGTTCACGAATTCGGCCTGGGCTCGCTTCCTCCAGGCGGAGGGCGTGCAGGGCGCGATCCAGTATCCGACGCTGGCCGTCGACGGCAACACGCTGAACCCCGGCAGCCAGGTCAAGTCGGGTGCCGTCTACAAGGGCAAGTGGGGTCAGTTCGACCTGTGGCTCTACAACGACTGGTATATCGACGCGAACGGCGTCGAGCAGCCGATGCTGCCCGATGGCATGATCATCATGTCGGGCCCGCTGCTGCTGGGCACCCGCGCGTTCGGCATGATCATGGACCCGAAGTTCGCCTACGGTGCCATGGCCTATGCGCCGAAGACGTGGATCCAGGAGGACCCGGCGCAGCAGATGCTGATGATGCAGTCCGCGCCGCTGGTCATCCCGACCCGCGTCAACGCCAGCCTCGCGGCGCTAGTCTGCGACCCGATCCCGCAGAGCTTCTGATTCTGACCGGGCGACCTCGGGCCGCCCGCACCATCCCTTTCGATACTGGAGTGCATCATGGCTTCCACCAACCGTAACCCGGCCGATCCCGCCGGTCAGACCGACAATTCGCAGACCGAAAATTCGCAGACCGACGCGGGCGCTTCCTCGGCCACCTCCTACACTGTCGCCCCCGGCTGCACCGTCGGCGGCAAGGGCCCGGGCGAATCGATCGAGCTCGACAGCGACGAGGCGGTTCGTCTGCGCAAGCTGGGCTTCTTGCTGGACGCAGACGGTAAGCGCCGCTTCATGGCCGACGGCCCGGCCGTGAACGTCGAGGACGGCGTCGAGATCAAGCCGGTCGGCTGATCATGGCGATCGATTGGGACGCCGAGTTGCTCGCGCCGGTGATGGCGGTTTTTGGTGAGGGGACGCCTGGCGTCCCCTCCACCTGGCCGACGTACACGCCCAAGGGTGGCGCGGCGTTCCAGTTGCCCGACGCCGTGTTCGATGAGCAGTATCACCGGGTCATCGAGCAGGGTGAAGGCAGCGAGGTGTCGACCACAACGCCGGTTCTCGGCGTTCGCGCAGCGCTCTTCCCGCAGCCGCCCGACCAGGGCGATCGCGTTTTCATCCCGTCGAACGGGAAGACCTACCGGATCGCTGACGATCAGCCGGACGGCCACGGTCATATCCTGCTGATCCTGATCGAGGCGCAGGCATGACGACGATCACCGACGTCGCGAGCGCGATGCAGGCCGCGCTGGTCAACCAGACCGATGCTGAAGGCCGCGTCGCCGTTCCGGGCGATCTGCCGACACAGTCCGATCAATTCCCGATCCTCAAGCTCCGCGTCGTCAGCGAAACCAAGACCCCGCTGGGGCGTGGCACCCCGCAGTTCACCACGCTCGTGACGATCCGGGTGCTCGGCGAGGTGTCGGAGCCGGTCGACCCGGACGACGACATTCTTGTCGCCACGATCCAGGCGAAGCTGCTGGCGCTGAAAACGCAGGTCGAGCGTGCGATCATCAACAGCTATCCCCTGTTCCGGATCGTGCAGCAGCTCGTCAGCGTGCAGACGCAGTTCGCGTTCACCGCCAGCGCCCAGCGCCTCGCCGGTATCCAATCCGATTATGCATTCGAGATCTATGAGGGGCCCGAGGACTTCGCGCCCGTCGACGCCGACGACCTCGAAGCGGTTGACCTCGATGCCACGAACTACCCGCCCGCCGGGTTCGCAGCCAATCTCCAGCCGTAGGAGCGCCTCATGATCATCGTCTCCGTCCCGGGCCGCCTCGTGCGCGACCCGGCGACCCGGCGCGTCGTCGACGATGCCGGTCTCACCATCGACCCGAACGACCCCTCCTGGGCGCGACTGATCAACGACGGCGACGTCGCTGAGGCACCCGCGACCCTGGCGGATACCAAGGAGAGCGAAGCGTGACCGTCCCCTTCAAGAATATTCCGTCGGCGCTGCGCACCCCGCTGTTCTTTGCCGAACTCGACCCGTCGCGCGCCAACACCAACCAGCGTCCCCAGCGGGCGCTGCTGATCGGCCAGAAGACGGCGGCGGGAACGCTGGTGCCGAACGTGCCGGTGATCAGCCAGTCGGAAACGAATGCGGTCGCAGCGGCCGGTGCGGGGTCCGTTCTCGCCGGCATGGCCTATGCCTATCGGCTGAATGACCCGACCGGAGAGATGTGGCTCCTGCCCCTGCTCGACGATCCGGCGGCGGTCGCGGCGACCGGCACGATCACCTTCACCGGCTCGGTCACCTCGAGCGGGACGCTGGCGCTCTATATCGCCGGTCACGCGCTGAAAATCTCACTGGCAGCGGCGTCGACCGCCGCCCAGGTCGCCGCGATCGTCGTCACCGCGATCACCGCCGCGCCGAACCTGCCGGTCACGGCCACGGCTGCGGCCGGTGTCGTGACGCTGACCGCGAAAAACGGGGGGCTGCTCGGCAACGACATCGATATGCGGTTGAACTATGCGGGTGCCGCCGGAGGCGAAGCGACGCCGGCAGGCCTCGGTGTTGCGTTTGCCGCCATGACCGGCGGCGCGACCAATCCGTCGCTGGTCACCGCGCTCGGCAATCTGCAGGACAACGCGTTCGACTTCATCGTCTGCTCGCTCACCGATACGACCTCGATGGCGGCGATCGCGGCGTTGCTCAACGACGTCAACGGGCGCTGGGCATGGTCGACGCAGGTCTATGGCCACTGTTTCATCGCCTCGCGCGGTACCGCCGGCACGCTGGCCGCCTATGCGACGGGCCTGAACAACCAGCATGTGTCCTGCGTCGGCTTCAACGATTCGCCCTCGCCGTCATGGAAATGGGCGGCGTCCTTCGCCGGGGCAGCGGCGGTCAGCCTGCGCGCGGATCCTGGCCTCCCGCTCCAGACGCTGACGGTCGCCGGCATCCTTCCCCCCCCGCTGGCGTCCCGCTTCCCGCTCACCACGCGCAACGCGACCCTGCTTTACAGCGGTGTCAGCACCTTCACCGTCGATGCGTCCGGCGCGGTCGCGATCGAGCGGCTGATCACCACCTATGTCACCAACCCCCAGGGGCAGCCGGACGACAGTTATCTGTCGGTCGAACGCCTTTACCTGCTGATGTTCATTCTGCGCCGCCTGCGCGACGTGGTGACGACCAATTACGCGCGCGTCAAACTCGCGGCCGACGGGACGCGGGTACTTCCGGGGACCAATGTCGTCACGCCGTCAATCATCCGTGGCGATCTGATCGCTGCCTATCGCCAACTCGAGGCCGAGGGGATGGTGCAGAATTCGGCAGCGTTCGCGGCCGGGGTGGTGGTCGAGAAGGATGCGACCACGCCCGGCCGGGTCAATGTGCTGTGGCCCGGCATCCTCATCGAGCAGCTGAACGTGTTCGCGCTGCTCGCCCAGTTCCGCAACTCATAAGGGAGGCACCCTCATGGCCGTAACCTCGGGCGCCATCGCCGGCGCTGCGTCCGTCACCATCGACGGCAAATCCTACAATATCGCTGGCGAGGGCACCTATCAGCCCAGCGGGTCGAAGCGCGAGCCGCTCATGGGCCAGGATGGCTTCCACGGTTTCAGCGAAACGCCGCAACCGGGCAAGATCACCTGGAAGGGGCGCGACACCGGTGCCGTCTCCATCTCGGCCCTGTCCGAGGCAGTCGACGCGACCGTCGTCCTGATCCTGGCGAACGGCAAGATGATCATCGGCCGGAACATGGCGCGGATGGGTGAAGGGCCGATCACGGTCAGCACCGAGGATTCGACGTTCGACGTCGAGTTCGTCGGCCCCGACGTCACGGAGGCCTGATCGATGGAGGACCTCGAGCACATCGTCGCCGACGACATTCCGGAAAGTCTGACCGTCACGCTGCGCAAGCCTGTATCGCTGGGCGACCAGTCCTATACGCAGCTGGCGCTGCGCGAGCCGACCGCAGCCGAATGGCAGCAGTGGAGCAAGCTGGAGGGCGTCGAGGCCGACATCATGGCCGTCTCGATCGTGTCCGGCACGCCCAAGCCGGTCGTGGAGCGGATCGGCGCCCGCGACCTGATGACCGCGGCGAGGTACCTGGCCCGTTTTTTGGGCTGATCCCGCCTGACCGGCGGCGACGCCTCGACATGCTTGGCCAGCGTTACGGCCAGACTCCCCGGCAAATCGCGCAGCATCCCTGGTCCGAACTCAACCAGTGGGTGAGCTGGGCCGGGCTCTTGGATGACGAGGGCCTATGACCAATCCAAAAGTCGCGATCGATATCGCCGCCAACGACAAGACGGCGAAAGGCGTCACCTCGGTCGAGAAACGCCTGGGTGCGATCCCGAAGCACGCGGGCGCCGTCAGTCGTCGTGCGCTGGCCGAGAATGCCTGCGCGGTCGGCCGGGCGGGCCGCTCGACGGTCCGCACCTTCGGGGCCGTCGAGCAGGCGGCGTCCCGCGCGCTCGGTAACCGCTCGATCACGGCCGGGGCGGTCAGCCGCTTGGGCGAGGTCCGCGCGGCAGCGTCGGCATTGGGCACCGGCATGGGCGAGGCGGCAGGTGCGGGCGGGATGCTGGGCGGGGCGCTGGGCGTGGTCGGCGTCGCGGCCGGGGCGACCGTCGGCATTCTCGCTGCCGCCGCCTACGGCGCGTTCAAGCTGGCCGATGGATGGGCGAAGGGCGCGGCCTCGATCGGCCGTACCGCCGAGATCATGGGTGTCGCGACCAAGGCGCTGCAGGAATTCACGGCGGCAGGCGAGCGGGTCGGGGTCGACAAGGGTGCTGGCGCGGCGGCGCTGGGCGGCCTGAACCAGACGCTGAACGACGCGCGCTATGGCCGAAATAACGACGCGATCGCACTCTTGGCGCGCATGGGCGTCAAGATGAAGCTGAAGGCGGACGGGACGGCCGACACCGAGGCGATGCTACCGCAGATCGCCGACGCGATCGCGCGCCAGAATTCGTCCGGCCGCCGGACCGCCGCGCGGATCCTCGGGATAGGCGAGGGTGCGCTGCCGATCTTCATGCAGGGCGGCAAGGCGCTGACCGCCGACATGAAGGACGCTGGCGTGCACGCGGGCATCGTCACCGACGAAGACGTCGCGACCGGCAAGCGCATCGTGCGAAAGGGCGCCATGGTCAGCCAGATCAAGGATCGGGTCATGCTGGGCGCTGGCGCTGTCTCCGCGGGCGTCATGGAGCGTGGCTATGACGCGGTCCTGTCGGGCGGTCAGGCGATGCTCGACGGGTCGAAAGGCTTCGGTCAGTCGGTACGCGACTATTTCACGCCTGGAGCCCAGAAGATCGATCGCGCGGCTGGCCGGATGGAACGGGCGGCTGGCGCGCTGGGCAACGTTGGTGCCCTTCCTCTGAACGCTTCAAAAAAGCGCACGGCTCAATACGCTATGCAGTTTTACCAGCAGCGAGGCTGGTCACGAGCCCACGCTGCCGGGCTCGTCGCCGGCTTCGCGCGCGAGAGCCAATTCAATCCTGGCGCTGTCGGCGATGGTGGTCGCGCCTATGGCATCGGCCAATGGCATCCCGATCGGCAAGCGCGTTTTCGCCGAGTGATGGGGCGAGACATTCGGGGATCGTCCATCCGCGACCAATTGGCTTTCGCCGATTGGGAACTGCGCAATACGGAGTCAGCAGCTGGCCGCGCATTGCGCCGGCAACAGACCCCTTACGATGCCGGCGCTGTGGTATCTCGTCTTTACGA